CCCCGGGGGGGGTGGGGCCGGATTTTTGCCCGCGCCGCACGGCTCCTAGAGCGAACTGCATCAAGCACCGGGAGCGAGCAGCACGTTCACCGTGTTGTCGGTGGTCGCCGGCTTCGCAGCCACGTAGCCCATCGCTGTGCCGGTGGCACCGGTGACGGCCTGGCCGTTGAAGAGCGAAACCTTGCTGCCCTGGGCGTAATCGGTCCCGGCGCCGGTCGGCTTCGGGACAGAGAAAATGCCCTCGACGTTCAGATTCCCGAGCTCGTTCGCAACGATCGGCCGCGAGGCCACGCCAACGATCGAGCCGACCACCACCGCCTCCCCCGCGGCAACGCCCGTGGTGGGCGTGAACCGAATCTTGCAACCTTCGTACTCGTAAGCCACTGGATCACCTCGTTTCTGGGAAATGAAAACTGTTTCGGTCGTCATGCCGGCCGGCGGCGCTTGGGCACGCCGCCGACCGGCTACGGTTTGTCACGCTCAGGCCGTTGCCATCCGGTAGCAGCCGTTCTTCTCGGCCTTCGCCACGCCCCACGACCAGTGGCCGCGGACCATGATGCCGAGGGTGTTGAAGTCGGCGTCGGCCGACTCGACCATCGGCTGCCGCTGCCCGTTGAGGAAAGCGACCTCCATCGCGGGGACCGCTCGCGGATCCGCTGCGAGCCACCAGGTGCTGGCACTCGACAGGTAGGACGAGCTCACGACCCGATACCGACCGGCAAACACGTTCGCGTTGCCGCGGACCGTGTCCGAGCCGGTGATCAGCAGGCTCGACGAGATCGCTTCGGCAGCCGCCACCTCGAGCTCGGCCGGAACGAGCAGCACGCTGGGCGGAACGCCGAGCGGGTTGTTGTCCGGGTTCTTGAGCTTCCGGAAGCCCGTTGCCGCCGTCTTCAGCGACGTCATCGAAAACGCGTTGCCAGCGCCCGCGGTTTCCTTCGCGTAGTATGAAGCGTTGGAAGCTTCAAACTCCGTCCAGAAAGCCTTGTTCAGCCCGATCGCCGCCCCGTAGCCGAGCCGCGAGCTCACCTGGGTGAGAGCCCCGAGGTCATCGTTCACCAGGTCGACCATCGAGATGCTCGACAGCCGGCCGTACAGCTTCGCTTTGATGGTGCGGCTTTCCTCGCCGGCATCCGCACTGCGGAGCTCGCCGTCGTTGGCCACTTCCTCAAATTCGAAGCCGCCCGTCAGCCGCACGCCCGTGACCGACTTGTAGTCGCTCACGTTGCGAGTGCTGGCGATCGCATCCCAGTTCTGCTCGACGGCCGTGAAGCCGTCGAGAAGGAACTTGCCGTAGGTCGCCGAAAGGATCGTCGAGATGCTGTGCGTCGCGAACGCGGCACGCAGCACCTGGCGGCAGTTGCTCTCGGAGATCCGGTGGCCAGCTTCCGCATAGCCGTTGGCACGGGCAGCGGCGAGCACCACCTGCGACAGCGTCGCCTCGCCCCGACGGGCGTGGGCGGCCTCGAGGGTGCGCTCGTCATACTTCTTCTCGACGTCGGTCAGACCGCCCGCCATGCAGAGGGCGGCCTCCACCACCTTCGCGTCGTTGGCGGGCTTCGCCACGACGTGAATCGCCGGGGCAGCCGGGCGGGAAGCCCGAATGTCGGCGAGGAGCTCGCTCTTGAGCTCGGCCATCAGAGTCTTCTTCATCTCGTCCACGGACACCTCCGGCTTTTCGGCCGTTACGGTTTCGGGCTTCGGCTCCACGGCGACGCTCGCCGTGGCTTCCGCGACGACCGGCTGGTCGACGTCGGGCTTTTCGTTGGCGTGGTCCGCCATGAGCACTTCCTCGCTCGCTTCGGCAGCGATTGCCGCGGACGTATTGGCGTCCGCTCCAAACAGAACTACAGAAACTTCTCTCAGGGTGCTGGCACGCACCACGGAGATCGGACCGGTGAACTCCCGGCCGTTTACGGTGACCATTTCGCCCGGGGCGACGTTCTCAATGCGATTGACGTCGGCACCGATCGACGCTTGGAACTTCCAGCCCTTGCGGGCATAGCCGAGCACCTTGTCGACCAGCGGGCCGTCGCCAATCACGTCGCCGGCGACCACCAGGTCTTGACCAGAGTTGTCAACGCGACTGGCTTGCCCGATGGCAGCTTCCAGCGAGTAGTCGTGGCCATACATCACGGCCACGCTGCCGCTTGTGTCCATGCCAGCCAGGTCGACCACCAGCGGGTTGCGGCTCCACGACTGCCGGATCGCCCGGCCGGTGTAGCCGACGAGCTCAAACCGCGGCATGCCGCCGGCAGCGGTGCCATCGGCGGCCACGCCGGGCATCGAAACAGAAAACTGTGCGTCGGTTGTGATGCGCTTCATAGGAATTCGATCAACTCCTCGAGGTCGTCGTCCCATTCCCAATCGAAGTCCCACATTGGTCCTCCGCTGCGTCTTGGAGCTCGTTCACTTCGCGTTCAAGCTTGGCAAGCCGCGCCGCCGAAGCAGCTGCGTTGGGATCCTCTCCTCCGCCGTAGTTCACGTCTGGTGCAATGTCGACAAACAGCCCGAGCTCCTTGCAGAGCGCGACCTCTTCGGCACGCTGAACAAGCTCCTGCCGCCAGTCGCGGCCGAGCCGCTGGTACTCCGCTGCGAGCGTCGTCGTGTTCGTTCGCAAGCGCGTTTCCATCGCGTCTGCTTCCTTCTTGGGGTCGACGTGTTCAAATCCGTCCCACGTCCACTGCCATGTCCATTCGGCCATCGGCGGTAGACCGTCAGGAATCAGCCCCGGCACCAGCGCGGCTTCATCAAGCCACTTGCCGACGAGCGGGTCGAGCATCACCCGCTCAAGGTCCACTCGCTCGCACTGAAGGTGCTTGCGGTAGACCAAGTAGTCGCCACGCATGGACGAGTAGTTTGCGGCCGAGGAGTCCATCGCGGCCACGATGTACGGCATGTTCAGACAGCGTGCGATCTCGTTGATCAGACGCTTCACGAACTCGCTGTAGGTGGCGGTGGGCTGTTCCGGTTTCATCTGCAGGGCATCCCAGCCGTCGGGGATGCTCGTGGCCATACCACGCATCAGCGGCATGGTTTCCCACGCCGGCTGGGCCGTCGCGATGCCGTCGGCGGGGAGGTTTGTCTTGATGATCGCGGCGAAGTCCGCAGCCGTCTCGGCGGCCGTCACCACCGCGAGCGTGTAACGCCGCAGCATGGCGAAGAGCTCAAGGGCCGGGACCACCTCGCCGACGCCGCGGTGCTGGCCAGGGCGGAACGCATGGAACCAGTGCAGCACGTTGTCGGCCGGATACCACTGGCCGTCGCCAACCCATCCCGACAGAGTGGCACCTGGGTGGTGCTTGAGAACATAGTATTCCGAGACATTGCCGTCTTCGTCGAACCGCAGCCCGTCAACGCTCGCCGCGTAGAGTTCCGGCACCGGGCTTGTCACCTGGTCAGCCTCGACGAGCTTCACGTCCAACTGCACGCCGCGGAGCCGGCGATTGGTCGTCTCAATGGCAAACACCTCGCCATCGGTCACCTTCGCGAGCTTCGCGAGCCGCAGCTTGCGGGCCATGTCGATCGACAGGAACCACTCAAACACGGCATCCTCAACGCGGCGGACGCTGGCGGCATCCGCGTCGCGACCGCAGTCCAGCTGCAGCCGCGGGCCGGTGCCGATGAGGTCAGACGCCAGCGTGCTGGCCATGCCGGCGAGGTACGCGTTGTTGTCGCGTTCGTAGCGAGCACGGGCTCGCATCTTCCGGCGGATTTCAGGAGCCAGCGCAGCGTCGGCGGAATAGTAATCCGCCATCGACCAGTGGTGGCGATTGTGCTCGGTGGTCTGCGCGGCGTCATACCGTGCCCGCACCAGCTTGCTGATGACAGACTTCTGCTCGGCCACCTGCTGCTTGAGCGTGGGGCGAGCCCGCGTCGGCTTGGCTGCGGCACGCTTGGCCATCAGCTACTGGCCCCCGGGGAGGTAATGACGGCCCGACGCAGCATGGCGAACGGGCTGCCCGCCGTGATCGCGTTCCGCTGCTGGATCACCCACTTTGCAGCTTCCAGCTGCTTGTCGAGCTCGTGCTGCTCGACTTCGCCGGCGTCAGTGCGTGCACGCTTCGGCTGCGCGAGATTCGCGGCGAGAGCGTCAACAACGTCATCGGCGGCTGCCATTGGCACCTCATGAGCGGAAGATTCCGCTACTCATGAGTGTACCATTGTTCACGTGCTAACTCGGTGTTTCGCGGCCACTTGCGAAGCGCGGCAGTGGGCGACGGCGAGCGAAGAACCGCCACCCACTGCCGGCTCCGGCAAGGGGGTCAGTTGCCGTATCGGATCACAGCGAACCAGCCGCGGCGGGTTGGAGAGTACGCGACGCCCTTCTCGACAATGCGATAGCGGCCGTAGTAGCAGCAGTTGCGCTCGGCTGCGTCGGGGCCAGCAGACGAGAAGCCGATGCCCTCGCGTCGGCCGCCGGCGCGGCCACAGTGACGCAGCACGCCAGTGCGGGCCATGAGCTCGGCGTCGTCCTGGGCGGTGGAGATTGTGACGTTGCGAGCGTAGATGTTCGTGTCAGCCGCGGCGACCGACGACAGCGTGAGGAGCAGGAGCACAGCAAGAAAACGCATGGTGAATTCCTTTTTCTGGAAAGTGGAAAACCAACGTCCCAGCAGACTGCCACGGAATTGACTGCCCGCCAATAGCGTGACTACCTACCCATCTTCGCTAGCAGGGCTGCACGCCGGGCCGCGAGATCCTCGCGAGTGATGACCTTTCGCGGTGCCGCGGGCTTCGCTTCCGCACCGACGGCCGATATGCCTGCGTAGGAAGCCGCCACGGCAGCGCCAACGACGCAGTCGAGCAAATGGTTGTCACGGCCCGGGATCAGCTTCCACTCGTCGCACGCTCGCATCTTCGACTCCACACGCACCGG